AGACGATTTGCATTGATCAGGCCGGATGACATTGCCTCGAACTTATCCCGAAGCTTATTCTTTTTATCTTCATCCAAGTCCCCAACATATTGCAAAATTCCGGCCGCCTGCATACCTTTACGGTAGCTGTTGTTCAGGAAGTTTGATGCTCCCTTGGCATTTTCAATATTTGATCTGAGCATTTCAATCGTGCTGAGCCCGATCAATCCATTGATTGACATGCCCTTGAAATGCAGTATCGAATCAGAATCGATGATATAAGACGTTCCCGCATCGTCCCGGTACTCATACCAAACCCGGTTCTTAGATGACAGCAATCCAATATCATCTACAAAGACCTTCATTTGCTCGGATTTTAAAGGATAGATCCCTTGAATCTGACCGGCATTCCGGCCAACACTGGCAACATCAAGCCATGCATAAGCATTGCCGTGGATATTGCGCAAAACCTCCATGAGCTTCCAGAAGTCAAACGCCGACATGTAAGGATTAGGGCGAAGTTTCAGCAACCTGGACCGGTAATCGCCGGTCATTTTCTGCTTTCCCGTGCTGGTATCCTGGTAAATCTTGATCGGCAATTTACCCAGCGTCTCCGATAGGATCTTGATGCAGGTATAAACGGTAATTTCCTTAAGCGAATTCGCCCCATCGATCTGCAGGCTGCTTACCGGTATGCCAAACATCCCTGCCAACCCAGACCAATCCCCGTTTGTCAATTGCCGGGACTTAAACCGCGGGTAACTTGAACTGCGAAACAGCATCTAATTAACTCCTTTCCGTCGGGTTCCTGGCAAAATACAGACCCAGCAAAAGCAGCACTCCGCCCAAAGCATATAACCCGGCAATTTTGGACAATAAAAAAGTGGCCTTAATCATGATCATTAAGCCACTTATTATCAATATATCCTCAACATAATTTGAGATAACGGACCTTAAACACCGGGCAAACGCCCTATAAAATCCCCTTTTAAAGATCTTTTTCAATTTAATCCCCACCATTTATCCAAATATTCATCAGTAACATAATTCCCGGCATCCAATTTTGATTTATTAAGCATCGCCAGCTTATGCGAGCAAATAACAGCATCAACCGGGTCAATCCTTTTTACCTGCGATTCCTTGTCAATTTTAATTTCCTTAAAGCTGTTGCGTACTGTCTTCGCATTCACCACCGACCAGCTGAGCAGTTTATTTCGCCGGTCATACAGAACATTCTGTGCTTCCACTTCCAAGCGGAAATCATCCGTCGGGTCATTAAGGAACCGGGCGCTTTGCGTTATCAAAACACAATCGACCCCAAAGCTTTCCAGATCCGAAAGAAATGCATCGGCATTGTGCGGGTCATACCCAATACCCTTGAGCCTTAAATTGTACCTGTTAATCAGCTCTTTATAATAAGCCAGGATATACTTGTAATCAGTTTTTACCCCTCCCAAGGTTTCCGTAACAGTCAGCAGCCCATCACGTATCCAGATATTATAAGGCACCAGGTCTGTTTCCATATGCTCCTGGACCCGTTTTGATGGAATAAAGCTGTGAGAATCAACAAAATATTTATTAACCCCTTTGATGACAAAAGGAAATTCCAGGTTACCGGATGTTAGGTCTCCCCCGGATGATAGATCAAGTCCCAGATAACACGGCCGGCCGCGCATAGCTTCCAGTGTGATCTCGCTTTCACATCTCTTCCAGTTTTCCGGCGGAATGTATTGGGTGTCAGTATGCTGAACCCAGATATTCAAACCCTTGGTCATAAAATTGCGAAGTTCCTCGCCCTGCATGGTTTTGGCTTTGATCGCATCCGCTCTTAAACTGTTTAAGGTTTCAGGAGTCCATAACGGATTTGCTTTTGCCCAATTATCTTCGATATAAATGCCGCCGGGCGCTTCAATATCTGCTTTATCCAACTCGCAGATAAATATGAACTGGGTATCATCATCAATAACGCCGGCAAGTACATTCTTGCAGTATTCATACAGCATGTAACAGGGTCCGTTTAAATCAAAGCCAGCTGTAGTGATAACCGATATAAGACATTGTTTAAGCATTTTGGTACCATCAGTCAACAGTTTATACATTTGGTTTGTCTTATGCTTATGGTACTCATCAACGCTGCCAAAGTACGGACGAAATCCATCAATACTTTCAGTGTCACGGCCCAGCGCTTTTATTAATCCGTTCGTGAGATTGCATTCAATTTCGGACCGGTAATCCTTGACCGTGAATAACCCTTTGCTGGTTTTCGTACCGCTCAGTTCAATATCTGCATTAATGAATTTCGCGCATTCCTTTAATACTATTCTGGCCTGTAATTCCTTCGTAGCTGTACAGTATATTTGCGGATATTGATAACCGTCGAAGTTTCCATAATAAAGAGTAGGCACTGCATTCCCAATTGATTTCCCCATTTGGCGTGCAAGTTGTTCATATGATGTTCTAAATCTTCGGTACCCCGTTTCCTTATGAACCCAACCGTTCCATGATCCAAAAACAAAATCCTGGAATGGATAACAACACAAGGGTTTTGGATCATCACCCTCAGCCAGAGTCAAATCTTCCGCAAAATCAATAATCTGATGTGCTTTGTCCGGTACCCAAATATATGGAAATTCAGGAGTCCCCTCTCTTTCCATGTCTCTGATGTGTCTTTGGCAAGCCTGCAGCTCTGACTTTCCTACTGCCCGGTCGATCTTCCCTTCAATTACTGAGAGAACATACTTAGTAGGTCTATCCACTCTTACCATTCCCATATTTTCCCCACTTACTGGGTTTTGTTTCCTTCTGGGGTTTAGGGACGTTCCGGAGCTTGGCCAACGGGTTCAGGAAAAGCCTGTCCTGCATTTTCAGCAGCATGTCCATTTTCTTATTGATCGCAGTTTCTATTCTGAGCAGCCCATCAACTGCAATCATCGCGCGCAGCTGCTTCTTGACTCTGTAATTAAACTCCTCTGAATCTTCAATGTACTCATCCAGCTCAACGCTGTTATATGCGATCTTGTCAACCGTTTGATATGACTTGAGCAATCGTTCATAGTCCGCATAGGTTTTGCAATATAAGGCCAGCATACCGATATCAGAAGAAGACAGCAGATCATTGCCCTGGTCAGCCGCCTCTTTATATTCCTTGATCAGCTGCTTCCAATAAGAAAAAGCCACCAGATCCATTTTCACAAATTCCGGCGGCTTAAGTTTCTTCAGTTCTTTGGACCCTAGTTTGACTTCCCCTTTTTTTCTATCCTCGATCTCTTCTTTTGTCAAATGCTTCCTGCCATTTGCTGACAATATATCGATCGGCTGTCCATTCCTTGTCATAGCTCCCACCTCCCCCGTTCACCCCAAAATTTATAAAGGGATTTTCTGCGCCAATTTAGACCGGTGCGGTCATTCGATGAACGACCTAAAACTTTTTTTACCACCCCTACCCTCTCATTTCACGGTTCCAACGCTGGATCAGTTCGAATAATAACCTCTGTGTTCCTAATTTATCCCGTCTGTACCGCTTATGAATGATTCTATGGCTATTGTCACTCACCGGAATTAGATTTCCATGAAGCAATCTCTTACTCCAGTCATCCTTTAACTCAATTATGTGGTGAGCAGTATCAGCGTCTATCATGCTTTCCTCTACGTAGTAAGCATATAGATCAATTCCTTTATAAGAAGCAATTATAAAATCACTGGTTACTTCCCATTCATGAGAATGGTAGAACTCAGTGTATCTTTTATCTCTGCCATGCCGAACAAATTGATCATACAGTTTATTATCATCTGCCCTGCTGCTATTTAAATCTTGATGATCTTTACAAAATCGCTGATCTTGATTACATAACGCTTGGCAGCCTGGCTTTGAACAGAATCTCATCAGTGCCATTTTCATTTCCCCATAAATAAACCGGGACTAACCCGGCAGTATTGGTGTTCTATTTTTGTTTGAATAAATATTCAGCATTAAATTTTCCGTTTGTATCAAAGGTATGACAACGGCTCAGAGATATTTAATTGATAGAGTTTTAACTTAAAATCAATTCATTTTTGCATAATTATTAAATATTTCTGAGTTACACTAAATTCTTATTCTGTTGAATTACTTAACCCGGCTCAACCTTCGATTTTATTTATGTTTATAGCCGGTGCCAAAACTCAATTATCTGTAGTCATTTTATGTGTAATTGGTATAAGACTAGAAAATTTTAAACTTATCAATTAGGTCATCCATGTTCTCCTGATTGATACCAATATATCGCAAAGTTATTGCCGGATCAGAATGATTAAAGATATCTTGGAGATAAGCTATGTCTTTATACTTCTTATAAAAATGGTACCCGAACGTCTTTCGTAACGTGTGGGTACCCATACTTTCAATATCAAATTTGGTAGCTGCCTTTCTTAATATCTTATATGCCATTCCCCGGCTCAGTGGTTTATTGTTTCCCTCTCTGGATTTAATTAGGTATTCATTAGAATCTTTGCCTTCAATGTAGCTGGCCAAGGCTTTTCTCAATGCTGGGTTGATCTTAATTAATCGCTGCTTCTTTGTTTTCGTTTCCCTAAGAGAGATGTAACTTCTATCACGTACATCAACCACTTTCAGTTTGAGTATGTCAGATATCCTAAGGCCAGCATTAATACCAATCATAAACATGATATAATCACGTTCATTTTGGGATCGTAAATAATTAGCCATCTCTTCTACTAATAATGGATCCCTGATCGGCTGGACAAAATTCATACTCTCACCTCGGTATAGATTAAATTCCCAAGCGCTTGGTAATTTGATCAGCAATATAAAAACAGCAGCCAGGTGCCAAATTTCTGACTGCTGTTTTGGTTGCCCCAGGTGTCGGCCCAGGGCGCTCTGCTTATTGTAATAATAACATAGGGTTTTTAGAAAATGCGTCCGGAAATAGTCCAGTTTTAGTCCGGAAATAGTCCAGATTTAGTCCAAATCATTTTCAAACAGTTTTCCCTTCCATGCATTTGGCTGATCTTCTAAAGGTACTGGTATATGAAGAAACATGGCCGCTTTAAGAATAACTCGCTTTTGAAGCTCAAAATATGAGCTCCTTGACATATCCATACTGGTGAATACTTCCTTGTCTTTAAGTTCAAGATCATATCTTAATTCGAAGACTTTTTTCTCATCTCTGTTGAACGAATTAACCGTATTATTGAGCATTTGAAGAAGCAACTCTCGGTATTCGATTTTCTCCTCCAGTGTTATGTCTCTGGAAGCTATGGCTGCAAGGGGGGATGAAACAGTATTTGAATGTCCGCCAACTACTGAACGATACTGAGCTGTGATCCGTTGGCCGGCAAGCTTGTCCATTTGCAGCTGTATCCGAAGGTTTTCAATCTCATCCGGAAGATATTTCATCCATTTAAGCAGACGTTCTGTTTTTTTGTACCACGCCGGCTTAACATATTTAGTTTGCTCTTTATTTTCTACGGCCGGCTGATTCATTTAATATCCTCCTATTCACATATTAAAAGTGCATATCTTCTCTCATTATTTCGAATAAGGTAGAGTCATAGTATTCACCGTCAATTAGCTTTGCTGTATGCCTTAAAGTACCGGCAACATTTCCACCGTGCTTTTCAATAAATCTGCGATACATGCATTCTGCATCGCTGCCAACAAAAGCGACAAATTCAAATTTGCTCGCGTTATATCTATCTCTTAATTCTCTAATGAATTTGATGATATCAATCGACCATATTAAATTTGCTTTCTTGGTGAAATTAAGTATTCCAAAACTGCTTACAACTCTGCTTTCACGGTTAATATAAGCACTCATAAATCCAATCAATACGCCGTTTTTATCGATTGAAACACGTTGAATTGCGCTCCAATCATTCCTTTCAACTTCAAAATTATAATTTCTATATGAAGTGCCCGTATAAAATTTAAAATGATCATCACATACTGCTTCCCTGTATTTTCTTACTAATTGATCTTCGTGCAATATCGCTGGCTTAAGCAATTTATTAACTCCTTTCTTTAAAATTCATATCTAACACGCTGCTTATTTAACTGCTCTTCTGTAGTCTGTCGCCTGGTAAATAACATAGCTGCTGCATAATCAGTTGGATATCATATTCAATATCCTTAGGCTTGCTCTCGATCTGGTCAATCCTACTAACAATTTCAAGCTTCCGTTTCTCCAGCGCTCTCAGACGGTGCCTAGCCCTAAGTATCTTTGCATCAACATCGGCTAACTTATCATCTTGAACAATCTTCTTTTAAAAGCTATCTCTTT